CACCTTCAGCTGCACCCCCTTCTGGAGTACTACCACCACCTTGAGCCGACTTAATCCAATAAGCCTTGTTCTCCTCTTTTTCCTCAGGTGTGAGTTTGAGTATTTTATCTACAAGGTAATCAATGTGAAAATAAGGTGTTCCATCAGCTTTGACAATTCCCAACAAAGTAGATAGGAGACCAGAACGTTTTTCCAAATTACCTAGTTTTTTCCACTCTTCGAATAGTTGATTAGAATGGAAAATTACATCAACCTGATTAAGAAAAACCTCATCATCTTTGAGTTCTGGAAATTCAATACACATCTGTAATTTGATCGGCTTTACAATAATTTCTTTATAATTTGCTCTTATTCGACTTATGAAATTATTGAATTTAACCTCGTCTCTTGTCATCGAGGCTGCATCATCAAATACTGTTCCTCCTCCATTTTCCTTATCAAATCTCTGGAATGGAATTTTAGAAGCTCTTTTCAACGCATTGAAAAACCAGGTCAACATATCATTCTCATTTAAATTGTGACCCTCCGGACTGACTAATTCCATAGCTGGTGTGCCAGCATCTCCCTCGGGAAACCAAATCTGTTTATTGTATGGTAAGTGTTTTTTTCCATTTATTGTAACAGTACCTAAAGTATCATCCCACTCAATCTCCTCTGAATAGTCAGCAATCAACTGACCTATTTGTTCTTCAGCACGTTGTCTTGGGAGACCCTTGATTGGTATGGTAAACTTCTGATAAATTGTAGCATTTATGATATTAAACATAATTCTTGTTTGCTCAAGAATTTTTAGTTGATTATATGGTCTTATGAGGCCCTCTACATAAGATGTTTCTGAATAATCATTTTGAGTGGAATACGATACGAAAACAATTTGTGAATCTAAGAATATTCTCCTCAACTGAGGGTCTTCTGGAAATTGTATCCACAAATTACCGATTGCTGGCTCATAAGCAGGCACAAGTGTTTCTGGTCTCAATCTATTGAAATAGATAATATTCTTTTTTTTATCATCCCAAACAATTTCGAGTGCGACATATCCATCAATCATATAATCCCTCATCATGTTCCAAGCTGTTATACCATCTGAAAATCCGAACTTATTGTAAATCTTTTCAAAGAATTCTTGGTATTTGTCTTTTATCTCTTGAGAATAATCATTAGAGATGGGACTTGGTGAACAGAAATCTTGCTCATCATCATAATCTATAGCTTCATCACAAACCGCTGATACAAAATCTCTGATTTCATCTTTTATAGAATATTCTCTGAGTATTCTTCTTTTGTCAGCGTATGACCTATCTAAATAAGGTATGGATTTTCTATTCAAAACGGAAGCCACAGCTTTTTGAGAAAAGAAATCATACATGGAGTTATTCTTCTGAGAATATGGATCCTCATTCATACCAACACCAATAGTATTTCTGATGATCATATCATCATACTTCATACCGAAATTCGATAGGCTTCTCAAAAGTCTATTAAATAAACCTTTGTTCTCAACAGAAGAGGATACTAGATTACTAGTACCTTGATTTTGTTGTTGATTTAGTGGGTTATAACTTCCAGCCATTAAGGGTCACAAATTTGTTTTATATATTAAATTTATGAATATTCATAATTTAAGTTGGCCTTCCATATTTATTAAAGCTATTCTGTAATCTTTGGATGTGATTTTTCAAAACTGTATAATTTTCATTCACATCATCTGTCATTTTGTAAAAGTCTTTTATCAAAGCTTGTGACATTTCTTGGTCCCTTTGATATTTTGTTTTAAGTTTTACTTTCCAAATGTCATAAAGTTTTTCAGGATCATATTTATTGATTGGATGGCCAGCATAAAGGAATGTTGGGACCTTCTCCATATTAATTCTATGAACAAATACTAATTGAGAAATATTGTACTCTACTATAGAATACTCAAAACTATATCTGAACAATTCATCATACGTTCCCTTAAATTCAACATTTAGTGGTCTATCAAGGTCTATGTCCTTATCAGTAAAAAATTGGTCAAAAAAACTTGCTCTTATTTGAATTGGAATAAAATTTAAATTTATTGCTAGAATAATAGTTAAATTTTCAAACTTTTTCTGAGCTACTGTAAAAACAGGTGAATATTTCATCCAATTAGAATCATCTTTATAATGAAAAAAATAAAAACGACTCATTTGTATATCAGTTATTCTTGTACTTTGTACATTTTCATCTGATTTTTGATATTTGTCATAATAATAAAGTGAATTATTTTTATAATTATCCGCAATTCCATTGCCATAAACTTTCAAAGATTCATTTACTTTTTCCAAAAGAACACCCATAACAATATATATTCAAAATCAAATAGAGTAGTGATCAACAGCGCACCAAGACAACCCACCAAATATAAACAAGGGCTCTTTACTCCAAACAACAAAGATAAAGTGATAAAACTTAATTCACAAGGAGGTCTATACTATAGATCTGGACTTGAACAAAAAATGATGATTTATTTAGATAATAATTCCAAAATAATCCATTGGGGAGCTGAACATTTGAGAATACCCTATGTAAAAACCGAATGGGTAAGTGAGACACAAGAATTCAAAACATCAGAACACAGTTACTATCCTGATTTTTATTATGAACTATTGAGAGAAGATGGTACTATTTCTAGGGTAGTAGCCGAAGTTAAACCTAATTCTGAAACAAAGGAACCTAGATTACAAGATAAACCAACTACAAAACAACTAAAAAATTTCGAATATGCTCTAAAAATGTATAATAAAAATTTGAGTAAGTGGAAATATATGATTGAATACTGTGATAGGAAAGATTTCCAATTTATAATAATAACAGAAGAACACCTTGGATAAAAATTGTTAAATAAATAACAATGTTTGTAAATGTCGCAATAAGAGAATAAAAATTTATAATTTTGAAATTCTTGAGACTCAAAATGGGAAATTTTAAAAACTCGATAAAAATTATACAAGCATAGTAAATCCAAAAAGGAGTTGATAAACCTAATAAAACACAGATAATATTCATCAATTTCGATAACGAAAAAATGAATAAATGTAAATGTTGTTTATCATCTATAATTTTTTTATAGACCACATTTTTTTTTGTTATTTGTGTCCATTCTACCCACACAAATAAAAGTGATATCGTATAGAGTATAATTTTCATATAATCATAATGAATGTAGTCCCATACCATCATTAGATGATTCAATTGAGATTAACCTAATCTGATGGTCATTATCACCCTTTTTCTTATATAATTCGTTGAAACCCTTAGCTAGACCCCTTTTAAATATTTCGGTGAAGTATGCGAAAGCATTATCCGATTTTTCCTCGTTGAAATTATACCAATTTGAAAACATATCCAATAAACCAGACTGATAACAATCCATTCTATCATCATTGTTATAATAACGCATTTTTTTAATTGTTCTTTTTGCTAGGGTCTCTAACATTAATTTAGAGTTTCTTGTCAATTTTCCTTGTGCTTTTGATATAATTATTTCTACATATAGATCTTTATTCTGAAGGTACATAAATGAAATTATTTTTTAAGAATTTAAATTCTTAATAATTTCTATAGTAAGTATACTATTGTTTTTAAATTTGTTTATAATAAAAAAACCTCCAAAAGGAGGTTTTTTTATTACATTAATCTTTCTTTTTCTCTTTCTCTATATTGTAATTCCCTAACAGATAAAAGGTCTTTTTCAAGTTGGTCCTTTCTCTTTGCTAAATTACCCAAAGCAACTTGTAAGGAATTTGATTCACCAAGCATTTGTAGTGAATTTTGAATTTTTTCAATGTTTAATTGTACATCTTCTAATTTCAAAGTTATTTCTCTTTCTTTGTCTTCAAGTTTTCTTTTTGTAACAATTTCTTTTTCAAGATTATTTTCATAGAAATATGTTAAATCAAAATTTAATTCATTTTTAACTTCATTTACTAACTCGATAGCTGATTCATATTTGAAGAACGAGTTACCATATCTCTGGTCACATCTATAAAGATAAATAGCATTTTTGTAGTTAAATGCATAAACTTCAAGGTGTGGATTAACAAGATTTGAAACTCTTTTGATAACATCCATTTCGACAAATTTATTCAGATTGTGGGATGTCTCTAAAAGAACAGGATAGAAGTTCTTATTTACGATAGGAATGATTGGGGATGAGAATAAACTTTCTAAAGTTGTCTCCTTATTCATTTCATCATCATTAATATAAATTATACCTTTCTTGTTTACAGATAAACCAATTGTTAAATTTTCAGAAATTCTAAAATTAATTTTTTCATCGTTAAGACTTGCAAATCTCATACCGATTTCTAAATTTCTTAATGTTTTAAGTTTTTCAGAATCCACCACGTGAGTTTCAAGAAGAGTTTTTTCGATATTGTCATCGGTAAGTAAAAACCAAGAATCTCTTATCATACAAAGATATCCATCTTCAACTTGTTCTACAATTGTATATACTGACTCAGCATTACCACCGGATAGAAGGTTTGTTTTTTGTTCTGGATTTTTTGTCAAATTATGAACAAATAATTTAATCTCAGGAACCCAGTCATAGACAGCTAATTCATTGAGAATTTTTGACATCCGATCTTGATCTGAATCAAGATTGATTGTTTGTAAGAGCACATTGATTGGTTGTCTGTAAAGTTGTCCTTGGTTTTTGCTGTCCAAAACATTGTATAAATGTTTTAACTCATATACAAGTTGATATTGGTTCATATCATCAGTTAATGATTCTAAGAAACCTTTCACTTGTTTGTCGTAAGTGAATGGCTTAAGTTTTTCATTCAATGAATTAATTACAACCTTCTCCGATAATTCATTACAAGCATTCATATGTCCCTCAAGCACCGTAGAAATTTCCATTTGGTCCACAGTTAAGGATTTTCTAAAATTGAATAACTCCATTTTGAGATTCTTCATAATGACAAAAATTAATTTTTTAGTTTTCTAAAGTATATATTATATAAAAAATATGTGTTTTTTACAATTTTATATCTCTATGAGGTTTATATATTAAATTTATATTTTTTATTTTCTTTTGGATAACTTTGTAGCATCTGTACGTGGTAAATTTGATTTATCACTCCTAGCATTACTCTTCATTTGT